AGTCGCAGTTCACTTGTTATTGGGAGCACAAAGACAGTGACATGAGGATCTGGCTCAGGTTCAGCAGCACAGTATGTAAGCGGATCAAGATCGGCACCAAGATGCAAGAAGTCGATGTCTACGAAACGAGGTGCGGGTAATGGCCGGCGAGATCCAGCGAGCTCAGTTGTTCGCTGATGTCGACGAGCTGCTTGCGTGGAAGAAATCATTCGATCATAAGCACCGTGAGCTGTTGCAGTGGCAGGCCGGGATCGTTGAGGAGATCAAGACCACGATCAAGGGTTGTCATACTCTCATCGCTACGGACACCAAGCTTGGTGAACGAATCGACATCGTAAACAAACGGCTGCGTCACCTTGAGCAAGCGGTGGAAAGACTAAATCCGAGGTAAGGCTAATGAGCGAAGTACCATTGAAGGAGCGATGGATCTGTACTCGTTGCGAGTGGGAAGGTAGCGAGGCGGACATTAGAAAAGAAGTCGTGTTCCATGCAACAAGAGAAGAACCCGATGAGTGGGAGTGGTATTGCCCTGAATGCGCTCGAACTGACTCACTCGAGGAAGCGATGGAGAATGCAAACTGGTGTCGAACTTGCGAGGATATGATCGTCAGTGATGACGGTGAGCAATGCCAGGAATGTATCGAATGCCACGCTGACTACCTGCGAGACAAGCGCAAAGACGACGCACTAACGGGGGATCTGTAATGCCACATTTCGGATGCCCACCTGAGCTGTCGCAGTATCTTGTCCAGATACCCGGATACCCGCCGAGCGGTGTTGAGAATGGGGCAGCTTTAATCAAACCTAAAGGGCTCAAAGTTATTTGGGCAAATGGGATGGGTTGGGAACACGTATCAGTATCACGGCGCAAAAGGACGCCAAGCTATGAGGACATGGACTGGATAAAAAGAAAATTTTGGTGGAATCCAGAACACGTCGTAATGCAACTGCACGTAGGCGCGAGCGATCACATCAACTGTCATCCGAATTGTCTGCATCTGTGGCGGCCAATGGATGAAACGATACCGGCACCACCAGGGATCATGGTTGGGCCAAACTAAAGGAGGATCATGGGATTTAATATCAAGCCGAATATCGAGCGGTTCACTCCTCACGAATTGGAGAGTTCCAATCATGGAATAATGGATTTGAAAACTGGTGAGTTGTTACGGAGGGACGACAGCCAGCACAGGATACGCACATTCGCATTCAAGAGTTGGGCTCAACATGAATGCGATCAACTCAACGCAAAAGAGGACTCAGCATGAACTTAATGATGCACTGTGGAGCCGAAGCAGTTCCGTACCCCGCCCTAATGGGCTTGCCAATTCCAGAAAAAACTCAGACTCACTTACCGATACCTCATCATCAATTCTATGAAATGGCAGAGTCCCGCCTACTCGATCAAGGCTATTCGATCACCAATCCTCAACACTTCCTGAACCGTGAAGCAGCTCACTACTTCGCACTCATGCAGATCCAACACGAAGATGAAGATCCCGACGCAGCTCACGCAACTATGGCAGCCCTTCGCAATTCACACGACAAGACTTTCATTGCTTCACTCGCTCTTGGTGCAAAGGTATTCATCTGCGATAACCTGTCCTTTTCGGGGGACATCGTCGTAGGGCGAAAGCACACGCCGAACATTTGGAATGAGCTTCCTGAGATTTTCGAGGGGGCAATCAAGAAGGTTCGAGTGATGCGAAAGCGACAAGATGTACGGTTCCGTGAGTATCGGGAAGCACCCCTTGACGATTACACGGCTGACCATCTCATCATGGAGACGTACCGCCAGGGCATCATCAATCTGAAACGCATCCGTGTAGTAAATGAGGAATGGCACAACCCGTCGGCAGACCACGGCGACAAAAGTGTGTGGCGCTATTTCAATGCAGTGACGGCTGCACTTGGGCCAGCTTCTACAAACCAGCTCATTGAATTGCCCAAGAAAACTATTAACCTGCACCTGCTGCTTGACGACTTCTGTGATGTCGACTACCCGGACGAGCTCGCGCTCGAGGGCGAGTCGGTGGAGCTGGAGCCTGAACCAAAGGGCTGGCTCAACAGGATCTTGAACTGAGAGCAGGCATCACGCACCCACACACGACCGTCGGCAGTGAAGCCGATGACTTCTACGATTCGACCACAGACTTTAATGTGCGTCTCCATGCTGTTTGTACCGCTGCTACTGCTTCCTCAATGTCCCGCACTATGAATGCGGGCGCTTTCACTTTTTCAAAGAATCTTTTCTGACTGTCCTCGAGCTTGCCCTTCTTCGTCTTCACTTCTAAGACCAGCCAAAGCCCTCGAAACTCCACTAACAAATCAACTGGCTTATCAATGTCGTAGACGGTGCATCCGATCTTCACCAAAGCATCGATGATGCTGGCCTGATTAGCGTCGGGTGTACCCGTCTGCCTTGCGAACCTAAGATTGCTCACGAAGCCTCGCCTCCCACTCCATCACATCACTGACCTTGTACCGAATAATCCGCGGGCCAACCCGCATCCAGGCAGGACCGTAGCCACTCTGCCGCCACCGAAAAAGGGTTTGCTTGGCTACCTCAAGGTAGGCCGCAAGCTCATCTGTATTCATGACGTCTGTGGACATTTCGCAACAGTACCACGGGCTCTGTTCTGATACCATTCATAGTCAAGAGAGGACTAAGCGAATGTATGACAGAAGTAAAACGATCGGCGCATCCGATGCCGTTCATCTCCAAGCCGGCCAATGGGCCGAACTCTACGACCGAAAGACCGAAGCCCACCTCACACCGCCTGAGTACGGCCTAGCCGCCGAGATCGGGAAGCGTCTGGAACCATTCAATCTTGAGCTGTTCGAGGCTGATACGGGCCGTGAGGTCTTCCTCGATCCTGATTGGCCTACATCTCCACTACGCTTGGCCGAGTATCCGTGGTGCACCTACCTGCCTGATGGTCTGCTTGAGCCCGAGGAGGACGATGATCTAACCATCTGCACTGGCGAGGCGTTCATCCCGCTCGAGGCCAAGTGCATAAACATGATGTGGCGACCTGAGAATCTGCTGGCCAAGTATATGCCGCAGCTCCAGCACGCCATGCGAATCACCAAATCTCCGCACGCCTACCTGTCGGTGATCTACCTCAACACACGATACGAGTGGGTCAAGGTTCCATACGACCCGCCATACGATGACGCCCTGTTTGAAAAAGAAAAATTATTCCAATGGATGCTCGAGACAGGGACCAGGCCACCGCAAAAGAAGGGGAGAAAGTGGATATGAGTACGAAGGCAATCATCAAGCTAACACGCGATCTGCTTTGGATAGCCAAGTGTCCGGACACCGATTGCGATAACGAGGGGACGGTCGACGAACACAACGGGAGCTGTCACCAGTGCCAATGGTGCTACGAACGCGACAAGGTATGCCGGCATACGCACAGTTCAATCGGAAAAGAGAAGGGTGATGATTCCTGCGCCGGGTGTGGCCGGGATCTCCGTGACCGTATTCATCTGAGGGTAGGCGAATGAGTAATCGAAAACAAAAATTGGCGCACATGAGACGAGCCGGGTACGAGGACGATCGCAAGAAATGGATGCGTCTATTCACTGAGAACCGAATCGGCAGGGCGGCAGCCGAGGAAGCGTGGGAAGCGGGTCGCATGAGACGAGAGAGGGAAAGTAAATGAAACGGCTACAGGAAATTTTGCACATTGATTTTTTGAGGACGCTGGAGAAAGAGAAGTATCCCGAAGGGTTCTTTCATTGGCTCCAATTTAATGACCACATTTGGGAGCAGTTCGAAAGGCACGGCCTGACAATGGCAGCCAAGCGACAGCGATACTCAGCCCGCACCATCATCGAGGTGATGCGATGGAACAGTGACCTGCGAGAGAAGCAGGGCAAGGCACTGTTCAAACTCAGCAACAACATGACACCGGGATTGGCTCGGTTATGGATGGCCAAGCACAAGCTCGATCATCCGAAATTTTTTCAGCTCAACAACGCATGAGGAAAGGTAATGGCAGACAGCGAGGAAGACATCAAGAAGGCGAACGAAGAAAAGGGAACGATGCGGGTGTGGGATCAGGTCAGCAGGACCGACGTGGATCACACGAAGGAAGTATCGTTCGGCCGAAAGTTCACAGCGATCGACGCGCATTCTCAGATTATGGAAGCGACGAGATTGTTTGGACCCATCGGCGAAGGATGGGGATACGCAAACGAGTACGGTGAGATCCACATGACGGACGGACGCATCTTGGCATGGTGTGACGTTACATTCTGGTGGTCTGAGTTCGGCCAATGGGAAGGCATGGCAACGCCAGGTCACCGTCGAGAGTTCGGGCCGGTACGAGGTGGCGCCATGTTGCAGTCACTCAACAAGGACGGATCATTCAAGCAGCCCGACACGGATGCTTACAAGAAGGCGTCGACTGACGGCCTGACCAAGCTGCTCTCTCACCTCGGCTTTAACGCTGACGTGTTCCTCGGAATGTTCGACGACAATAAATACGTTGCCGATCTGAAGAAGGAAAAGGATCAGACAGCAACCGCATCGGAACAGGCATACGCGGAAGACAGAGCGAAGTTCATCAAAGCGATCAAGGACTGCAAGAACGCAGAGTCGATAGATAAGGTAATGGAAAATTACAAACTCTGGATGGCTGGTCTGCCTGTAACAACTGCAACTGAAATGCGGTCATGGGTTCTCAAGACAAAGACCGAGCTGAAAGATGGGTCAGACAAGAAGTGACGCAATCGAGTACCGGCGACAAGCGTTGACTAAGGCGCTTGATTCGCTGGCTCGATATAAATTTTTCATGTTTGGTTATTGGGCTGCTCAGTGGGTCAGTTTGAATCGACTGATCTGTGAGGAGAAACCGGGGCCAAATCCATTTAGAACATTAGTGCTTGAGGCAAGGAGATTAAAAGATGGATCTGAATAAGGTCATTTTAATGGGACACATCGGACAAGAGCCGACGTATCACATGATGGGGAGCGGCACAAACCTGTGCAAGTTCTCGGTCGCAACGTCACGGAGATGGAAAGACAAGGTTTCTGGTCAGAGAAAAGAGGACACCAGTTGGCATAACATCGTCGTGTTTAACCCGTACCTGGTCACCATCTGCGAGAACTGGCTGCAGAAGGGTACGCGCGTGTACATCGAGGGTGAGCTGAAGACACGCACCTACGACAAGGACGGAGAAAAGAGGTACATCACGGAAGTAGTCGTTCCACAGGTCAAGGGAGAATTATTTGTCATCGAAAAAGGAAAGGGTTGGGATACAAACGAGACTCCCGGTAGCGAGAGGAGTCGGGGCAGCGGGAGTGGCGGCCCCCAACAGGCCGGCACGATCGCGCGCGGAGCAAGGGGAGACGATTTCGATGACGACATTCCCTTCTAAGATTGAGTACGACTACAAGTGCGGCGACTGCGGTAACATAGAGAGGTTAAAAGAAGATGCAAATAAGAGTGAAGGTTGACGAGCTGAAACCATCAGTGTCGAACGTGCGTAGCAAGCACAGCAAGGAAGACATTCAAATGATGGCGGACAGCATCACCCACCGGGGGATTATCAATCCACCATCGGTGGCCAAGAACGGTGACGGAAGGTACGAAGTGGTGGCGGGGTTTCTCCGGACGCTTGGTGCAGCAAAGGCAGGGATCGAGGAGATCGATTGCGTCGATGTCACTGCCTTAACACCAAGCGAACGGACAGAAATCTCCTTGTCCGAGAATGTGGACAGACGGGGTATGACTGCGATGCAGTACTACGCTGCATTCAACAAACTGTTCAAAGCCGGTATGCCTGTAGAAAAAATTGGCGAACGCTTTTCAAAGACCGAGAGAGAGGTGCAGCAGTTGCTCGCGATAGGATCGCTGCCCAAGAAAATTCTCGATTTGGCGGACGCCGAGGAGATTGGTGATCGCACACTCCAGGCACTCGCGATCGCGCCGCCGAAGGATGTCATCAGGTACGGCAAGCTGACAGCCAAGACACGACCGAGGGATTGGGAGATCCAAGATTGGCTGGTCGGGCCAAAGGGTATGTTCATGGAGAAGCATGCAATCTTCGACCTCGAGCATTACGACGGCCCGAAGAGATCCGGAAGGGTCGAGTTTCATGCCGGCTACAAGAGGCTCAACGACAGCGGCAAGGCACCGAAGGCGAAGGGATCCGCGGGCAAGCCGGAGGCGCAGCCCGAAATATCCCAAGCGTTCAGCGCGTACATCAGACAGCACCGACACAACGGCGTGCGCGGCGAGCTGCTTGACGACAACAAGGCGGCGCTCGTCGTCAACATCTGTTGCATGTTGAGCAGCCACGATAGCTGGCGCATGGATCAGATCAACATGGGCGCAGTCAAGGGACCAGCCTACGAAGAAGATATCTATGGCAGCCTGGACTACTCCGCAATGGAGGAAGCGTTCAACAAGATCAGTAAGGATACGAATCCCAAGCTGCTGTACAAGATGAGCGAAAAGGATCTGCTCAGTCGACTGGCTATCATCACCGCATGGAGGTGGCAGACGTACAACAACGAGTTCAGTGACTCGGTAGCCAAGGCCATTGGCTTAAAGGATGTTCAGAACTGGCAGCCAACCGAGACGTTCTGGAAGGGGATCAAGAACAAGACCACGCTGATCGCGATCGCAAAGGAACTGAAGCTAGTTCATCTCAAGGATGCGACAGCGACAGCAATTCGGAAGCTGCTAATCACGAAGGTCAAAGCTAATGGGTGGCGGCCGAAGTGGTTGAAGTTCTAATCTTCGGAGAGGTTGGCAAGCGACTGTTGCACTACGGTCAGGTTGTGATCGATCCTCGATAACGCTTGGCCGTAGGTGAATGTCTCGCCATTGATGTCAACTACTAATGCGAGAGCCAGTTCCGCTTTGATGATGGCTTTGATTTTATCATCGTCAAGTGCATCGGCCCCCGCTTTATTAGCAGCAAGGAAATTTGTAATAAATAGCATGGCAACCGACGCTAACACTGCACCGCCTACTCCCCACATCCATGATTTCATTGTTCAGGTACTCCCTTCTCAAATCCTTCCAATGATGCACGCGATTTAGCCCGACGTTCAGCACCCTTGTCAATCACCACAGGTCGTGGCCTATTGATTCGTGCTTCGAGTCTTTCAATTCGTTCATCATAATCCTGCTGCATCTGCATCTGTTCTTGATGCCAGTCTTCTTCTTCTTCCCAATGGGAATCGTCCTGAATAATTACTGCTTCTTCTACTACCAGTGACTCAGATACTTCTATAAAAAAATCATGGGCCGCCTCACACGCAGCCTCGTTGTCAAACTCTTTCAACATCTCAGTGTTACAGATTGCAACAGCAGCCAGCTCAGGCTGTCCTGTCCTCAAGTAGAACTCAGCCAGGCACACCCAATTGATGACAAGTTTCTGCTTGCCACCAAGAGGTGTGTCCCAAGCCGTTGATCCCATGCAATCATTTATATCCACATCGAACGACGATCGACCGAGGCCAAGAGCCCGGGACGTACTGCCAACAACCGAGACGTCACCGCCTGCAATATCATTGACTACCGACGTGGTTACGTCAGTCGTTACATCGGTCGTTACGTCAGTCGTTTGTGAAAGATCATCCCCACTTGCCAGTGCGACTAATGGGAAAAATAAAAATAGGATCAACAGATGTTTCATCAGTCTTCCTTTGGATCTGCCCCGCCTTCACCGTCTGGTGCTGGTACTGGTGCTTTAGCAATCGGCATCTGAGCAGAGAGCTGAGTCTGCATTGACATCCACAACTTGCCACGCACGTTCGACTCATCCATGTTCAGGTTAGCTGACCTCAAAGCGATCTGAATCAATTGCACTTCCTTCGGTTCCAGTTTCAATGTGTACATTGTTGTTCCTCACTTGGTTTGAATTAGCCCTATGGATCTTCTGGTTCTGGTTCTGGTCCTGGTGGATTACCTTTAGCCTTTTCAATCTCAGCTAATTTAGCCGCATCTCTCGCGTCTTTTCTGGATTTTTTGTGGAGCTTGCCGTCCACAACATCCTTAATAAGTTCGCTCTCTGCCGCCACATCATCGCCAACATCAATCAGGCGTATATCTTTCCTAGAAGTCACGACAAAGCCCTCGTCGAAATACTGTGTTCTCTCGACAATCTCAACCTGACCGTCCTCTAGGACTGTTACTCTCTCAACAAACATCCTCTTAGTTATTGCCATTACGCCCTCTCTTTTTACTGTACATACAGTATTGTTATCCAGCCGCGATTGTACGTTGTCGCATCGTAGTCAGTGCCATCAAAAGTACCGCTGAGACTTCTCAGCATGATGACGTTAGTGCCGTCAAAATCAACTCTCTCATTTGACAGGGCAGTAGTGTCGATTGTCGGCAACATCGTGTACAACGTATCAGCATCATTTCGTATCGTGACAAATACTGATCTGATGTTCGCCAGCGTCAGACCGTGAGCAACACTTAGGGACGCCGTACTGTCCATGTTCCAGTCACCAATATCTATGATCTTTGTGACAGGTTGGACTTCACTATCAACAGTTACCGTACCTGGAGCGATGTCACCACTTACATTTACATCACCAACAAAAGAGAACAGATCAGCAACATTCAGTGTTCGATCAATAGTGAAAACTTTTGCTGCCGCTGACATAGCATCATTGAAAAGCTGTATATAGAACTGGTCGACATCAGCAGCCATGACCCAGTTTTTGTTATTAGCAGTTCCGTTAGTTTCAGTCCATAAAACGGTAGGCACTGTCTCCTCTATAATTACATCACCAGTGGTTGTGATGTCGCCCACGACATCTACATCACTTTCAAAGAAAGCATTCTGACTGGCATCAATGGTAAGGGCGAGAGTCTTAGGATTGCCAATGCCCGTTGAAAATGTGCTTATGCCAGCAGACTCGTCCCAATTCAGCCAGACACCAAGACCTGACCTCATCGTGAAATCCCCCGGTAAGGACGCGTGTGCATCACCCCGGAAAATAAAGTTGCCGCCGCCAGTCTTACCCGAGCCGCCAGCCGCACCCATTGAGCCAGTCTCTAATACCCGAGTAAATGAATACTCATCGTTGTCTGCCGGCCCCCATTGCGTCACATTATTAAATAATAGGCATCTCCGAGCTGTTGCTCTGTCGTCAAAACCTCGACTTCTAAAGAACTGCGTGACTCGAACAATCAGCGTATTAAGATCGAGGAAAGTGCCGTCATTAGTAATATCTGAGTTGCTTGATAAGGTTCCGTCACCAGTCCACATGGCATATTCTTCATTGACCGGAGTACCGACCTTGAACACATCACCTGCGGCAACACTCAAATCCCAGTCTGTGCCTGCGTCATCTGTATAAACCAGGACATTAGGGGTGTCGTTTCTTGCCCAGAGTATTCCTCTGCCGCCTACTGGTGTGAAAACATGGGTTCCTCGTTCCGCAAAAAGAATCTCAGTACCTACTTCAAAATTTCCTGTATTCGAGAACACTGGTGCGTCTATGTCAAAGCTATCAACGACAGTTCCAGTGCGCTCGATTCCAAATGCGGTTGCGGCGCCAGCAGTCGGTGCGAAATCGGTTACTGTTTGTAGTCTCCACCGACTGTTGTTAGCAATTACCCGCCAGTTCCCCTCATCAACGATAGCGTCATTCTCTTGAAAGCGTACTTGCGGATTGTTGGCGTTTACAGTCACAGCCGCGGCACCAGCGGCATTGATAATAGATAGTGTGACTCCATCCCAAATGAGATTTGCATCACCCTCGAGCGTACCGTCACCAGTCCAGACAGCAACCTCATTATCCAAAGGGGTGCCGACTTTGGTAACTACGTCCGCACCATCAACCTGTAAGACGACGACGCAGCGAGCTGCGTTTGACAGTGCTGTGCCAGTGACCACCAGCTCGACGGCGATCGTGAACCAGCCTGTGTTGTCCACCGCATCAGCAGTCACATTCCAGATTTGGAATTGGCTGGCATCGGTTGCTTGGATATAGAGCCGGTCGCCATCTGCGATTAGGGCGAGAATGTTAGAGATGTCGAAACCGTTATTGTTCTGAACGTCGATATAGATTTCAGTGACAGATCCCGGCGTCGCATGGTCATAGCGAAAGCGTCCTGAGCCGGGATCGGCCGCTACGATCGACGTGCTGAAACGATACTCGGAACTGAGTAGCCCGCCGACACCAGACTCACGCACCCATGCGGCATCAACTCGAACATACGTTTCGCCGTCGCTTGGTGCATCACTGAAATGAATATCAGTATCAGCAATATGCGTGTCGACCTGGGCGTGCGTGTTGACACCGATGTTGGTCAGCAGCGTGTGATCCGTAACCGATATGTTCGGAACGATTGTCCAGTTGGCAGCAAAGACTGTGGTGCTTGGCGTATCGACTAGGGCGATTAGTAGATCACCGATGATGAACGCCTGACCGTCAACAGTGCCGGCGACTGTGCAGTTAAACCAATCGCCCATGTTAAGTGTGACCGGGAACGTACCAATGCTCGCGTCAAACTCACCCTGATATGCACCGAACGTCATAGGATCAGGAAGATCCTGCCAGCTCGCAACACCGCCGCCGTCAGAAAGCAATGCTTGTCCGATCGTTGGCCCCTGCAAAGATATGTCGAGTAGGTTTACTTCGGTCGCGTTCGCACCAACATCGATGATGTCATTTTGCACAATGTCTTCAAGAGAGGTGGAGACATCGCCGAGGAGCTGTTGCAGCCTGATCCGTTCAAGATCCTCGGGGCTTGGCCGATGCACACCTCGTTGAGTATTTCGTACACTGCGCGGCATTAGAGTTCGTCCTGTTCCCTGAGATACTTGACCAGCGCATTGTGCCTTGCCCGGCACGTCGACGCATCAAGTACGTTGTGGCCATGAGTCACAAGGATCTTCTCGATGTCGCCCGAAACGTACTCAGTTAGGGCTTTGCAGTCCGCCATTAGCAGCGTCGGCAGGGGAGGCAATTTGTATTCCGTTACCGGCACGTACTTGGTTGTTGAGCATCCCTGCGTAAGCAGGGCCAAGATCAGCACACTCAGGGGTAAGCTCCACGATGCGTTCAACCACTTTGGGGATCTCAATTTCAACTTCACGAATCCTCTCCACGATTACCTGTTCAATTCTAATGGCTTCCGTTGCTGCTACCACTGCCGCCGACCATCGAGCTTCCGCTTCCTCTGCTGCTCTCACCTGTGCATCGATGATGTCTTGTTGCACTTCCTGGTCACGCTTGTTGTAGCCGGCAGAGTGGAGACCCTTTGCCGCTGCACCTGCAGCGCCAATGATTAGAGCCGCGAGCGCGACATAAGCCCATATCTTCACTTCTTTTTCTTAACCTTTTTGGCTACTGCTTTGGCGACGGTGATTACCTTTTCCTTCTTGAAGTAACCGCCGAGTGTGGACAATGCAACGATCACGGTTTCACTCGCGCCCGGTGGCATGGCCTTGTAAGCATCTGGCGAGATGACTGCCAGTGCGATGAAGCAAAGGGCAACGATCGCGCCGATGCCGCCTGCTGCTTTGATGGTGCTGGATGGTGCGTTCATTCCGGTTCTCCGTCTTGCCAAGTGATATTGAGAACGGCTTCCTCACCACCGATATGTTCCATGAGTTTCTTCATGGCGTCCCTCGAGCTCCCGACAAAGTTATCGTTCCGACTCAGGCCGGGAGCAATACAACCAACAACGTCAGCCGATGTGTTGCCGCTGTGCAAAAGGATCAGGAAGCGGCCGACCGAAGACGGACGATCCAGATCCTCGTAGTACACGGCATGGCCCGGGTTCACCAGAGCCAACACTTCATCACCATTCGGGCGAACGTGTTTGACAAGATCATAACGGCCAGCCGGCACGCATGAGTTGTTCGACTCGCCACCTGGCATGGTCGGGCGCCACTCCTGCTCAACACAATGGATCTGTATAACCCCACCTTCTTCGAGCCACGACAGTCGGCCCATCGTCTCAAACTCGGTAGAAGCTTCACGCTCAATAATTAGATTTTTCATGGTGAACCGTAACTCGATAATAGATCTGCTGAGAAGTGATTAACATTTTGGGGAAACACTTCATACTGCGTCTGTGTCCAGTTAATGCCGTCACTCGATTTTCCTATAAAAGCCGTAGCAAAATTGAATGACATATTAACAAAGATGCCTAGTGTTGCTGAATACCTCATCCCGAACCCTCTTGCCATCGCAGGAGTTTCTGTCCAATTCACCATGTCATCGGTGTATGCGGTTAATGCTGCTGCTGTACCTGTTCCCGTTACCTGTCTGCCAAAAACTGTCTTACCAATACTGACTGAGTGTGCAAGGCTATTGACCTGATTCCAGTTTATTGCCGTTGCCTCTAGACTGGTTTCTGATGCAGTGTTATCGGAAAATGTTCCTACCGCACCAGTTGCAGAACTTCTAACCCTTACGTTGGTTGCGTTTACTCCTCCAAGACACCAGTAACGCGGTGATATATCCGGTGTATATACAACGTGTTGACAACTAGATTGCGTGCCGCGTGACGCCCAACTTATTCCGTCTTGTGTTGCCCACAAAACGTCGTCGTCAAGAACAAAGTCATGAACACCGTCTGTCATGTAGGCATCTTCGTTAAGGGTATGTGATCCAGAGCCGGGAAATGTTCTTTCGACCCAAGTAATCCCATCTGAACTGGTGAAATAATCTCTACCAACTACCGACTTTGCAAACCACAAACCCGCAACTCGTAAATAGAAAAGTGTCTGACACGTAAATCCGGGTGATAAATTCCAGGGGCTTGCAAGGTCTGCACTTCGGTCAGTCCAAACTACACCGTCAGGAGAAGTGTAATTATGCTCAAGTGCGCCGCTGCCACCGACATGAAACGCAATCATTTGTCCAACTTTTCCTCGGACAAATCTTGCGATCTCCGCTTCAACAGAAAAGGGCGGTGTACCAGTTACAGTGTGGTACAAACGCGAAGACGCATCTATTGGCCATACAAGATTATTGCCGGAAGGATCTGCACCGCCAAGATCGTCAACGAAGATGTTAGGTGCTTGGTGAATTATGCTCATAAGTCAAAGATTAGCCTGAAGTAAACAGTGTGAACAATAGAACCTACATCGGCAGCCGTTGCCCAATCGAATACGATTGTAACCGCAGCTCCGCCAGCACCCGCCATGCCGATAAATGCGGTATCAGCAGAAGTGAAAACATTAAATGAAGCTCCGTTGATAGACATCGTAACTCCAGTATTGTCTACATGATTCCATCGGAACCACCACGCATCTTCATCGTAGTCAAGCCTTGGATCATAGTGGACCAGGCCAACATTAAGAGTTTGTGTCCATGGAAAACTGCCAGATCCATTATCAGTAAAATTCAGGTATCCGTTAAATAGGCCAAGGGGTATGGAATCAGATAAGCGGCCCCAAAGCCTTTCGTGCCAAGTCGAACCGGAAGCAACGTGTATCTCAACCGGGCTACCGAGAGTACCTATAGTTACCCACGGCCCACTAGCACCACCAATTACTAGCCCCGGCGCTTGGTGGATTATGCTCATGCCGTTATGTTAGTTGTACCCCACCACCAAAATTCTGTGGTGCTGCGCTTCCAAAGTGAACCCAAGAATCCTGTCTGTAGTGTCCAAGAAAATGTCGCTAACTTGGTAGTTCGAGTTCCGTCCGATGCTATGTGGACCATCGTAACGCCAGCACCCACCAGCAGGGTAACGTCGCCGGCGCCCTCATTGGACAGGCCGTAAAGTGCACCGTCGTCGACGGCCGAATCAATATCAACTGTCCATGTTTCAGCGTCGGCATCCTCATTGAGAATCATGCCACCGTTGCCTATGTCGTCGAAGGTGTACGCTCCGTCCTCGAGCTGCGGGGCCATCGCGTTGTAACCAACCTGGCGCTGAATGTTTCCAGTCTCAGGTGTCTTGAGGTACAGCTTGCCGGACAAGGTTTCAAAGACAACATCATCGACGCCGAGGATTGAGATCGGAGCATCTGCCGTCCAAATGTCAAATGCTTCGTTCCACCGAAGTAGCTGACCTTCAACAACACCGTTTGGCAGAACCAGAATTGCCGTTATCCCGGCAGAGAGCTCCTGCATGATAGCGATGTGATCGTTCAGCTCATCATTCATGATCGCCATATCGATCGGGCCAGTTCTCGGGAAGTTCGCAGAGCGGTCGATGACGGTGGATCTGAAGATTCGGATCTCTGTATCGCCGTCAGCACCAATGGACGAAAGAAGCGTTATCTCGCCACCTGTATAGCCAATGCCTTCCTGCCCGACGGGAAAATCGAGGTCGGTAAAAGTGAAGTCAGTGACGATTAACAGGGTCGTTTCATCACCATTGGTATCGGTGACAATCGCGCGGACATCTTCTTGTCTGAGGAAAGTGAATGGCACAACAAATGGGCCAGTCGAAGGTGCAACTACGGCATAAGTAACCGTGATTGCTTCGTTCGGAATCGTAATTTGTGTCATCGTCTGTCCTCGTCAGAAAAGCCTTCAATTGCATCTACTGATGATCGTTGCATCCTGTTGAATGCCGAGTTCCACCAGATGAGATTGTTGTATGGAATCATGTAACGGATCGCCCTGGCCGCATCGTCTGTCTCAGCGTCGTCAGAGGTCAAACCGTACATGAGTGTCAGCCATTGGTTAGGAACAGCGCCTATCGTACCCATTCTGTTCGCCCAATTGGGTGCGCGCTCCCTTATATCCATGCCAAGTGCAGGCCGTAGGCCAAAACCGCCAGCAGTCATGCGCTCAACCATGTCGTTTACGTCGAGGATTATTCCGGTAACTGCGCTCAATTCCACAGCTCGAAGTATCTGCTCCTCGATCGTCAATTCAATGTAGTCAGGGCGCTTGAAGGCATCGACCATCATGGCAATGCCAACCATCGAGGCGAATCCTGCGTACTTTTGCATACCCTTCTGGTGGATACCTGCACCCATGATCCGGTGCGTAGCGGCGATGCTGAATCCCCGGTACTGACCGATCACTTTCCACCACTCACCCTTGAGTAGCGCCTTCGGCTTATCCACCGCCCCCGGCGTCGGCACCATCCGGTTGATCTCGTTGTTCATGGCGGCGCGGAAGGTGCGAGTTCCCTGCTCACTTACCCATTCTGAGGTGTTGGCAATAAACATATTCTTGTGCTTGAGACTGCCGCTTGCTTCCCACTCGTCAGCGAACTGGATCGCCTGTTCACGGTTGATGCCAAGCCGATTCATAATCGTGATTTCATCGTCGGCCAAATTACCGGCCTTCCACAGTATCGAGTTTTCAATCAAGCGAGACTGCAACATACCGCCAGAGAAACGACGCGCCATATCCGTCCACGGACCGAGAAGGTTATAGAGGAAGAATCGTTGCGAGGCTTGAGCAAGACCTTTCTCAAACTTTTGCAAGCCCGGATACTTCGACGTGCCAACGGCAACGCCAAAGTCTGTCATCTGGTGGTAGCGCATACCGAGAATGACTTCGCTAACCGAGCCGGCCAGGTCAACCTCTTTACGGATCATATGGATACTTCCGTCAGTGAGGCCGGAAGAAAACTGCTCAACCGCGTAACCGAACGAACGGCGCAAGCCCTGAGACATGACGATATTGCCAGTATCACCGAGGGCCATAAGAACTGAGCGACCCATCGCACCGAGAATGTTGAAGTTGCGAAGCATACGGAGAAGGCGAGGGGTGATCGCGTCGGGGTTGTCGGGGATCTGATAAGTCCCATGCACAATGTCTCGCAGCTCGCTCATTGCTACTCGAGCTCGTTCGGCTTCCTCAACCATTTTGGCTGATTTTTTGAGATTAGGTTCATTGGCTGCTGCAAGCATGGTCTCTTGGAACAGATCATCAATGTGAGTCTGAGCGCGAGCGTCACCAAAGATACGAGCTGTTTCAATCATCGGAGCAGTACGCATAACGTAGTGCTGCATCCATGTGGTGATGTCACTCTCGATGAGATTCAGACCAAGCAGCTCTGTATCGTCAAGATCAAGTCGGCGTGCAATTAAAGGGCCGGACGCTCCATTGACTGTTTGACCCTCCCTGATTCGATCAAGTTTTTTGTCAATGATTTCAATCTGTTTCTTGGCAGTCCGGGCAGACAGTGCGCCATTGGCGTCACGGTAGGAACCATCCTCGATCGCCGCCTTGCGGCCTTCAAGCCACTTGCGACTGTTCGTGTTGTCTGGTGCGTAGGCTCCGTTGTTGCCTGTCTCTGCCTCATGCAAGATCGACGCATACGTTTCATTGACCCGAGCGCGAATAATATCCGGATGCTCAGGAATGGCATTTCCGTCTGCGTCTCTGAATACCTGCTTCGGTTTCGCTTCGAACTCGCGAGTCAGGATCTCCTTGAGCCTCACTTCCTGTGCCTTCACTTCTTCGGCGAGCCACATTCTGTGGATGAAGTTCGGATTGTCGGCATCGATGTAACCCTGCGCCATGTCCTCGAGGTCCATCTTCTCAAGCTCAAGCTTGTTACGCAGGTCTGCCAACCCAGGCGGCAGCTCAGGAAGATCCATGAGGTTCGTTTTGGCCTCGAGCTCGTCAAGCACCCTGTTCGGTATCGGGAAGAAGTCTCGGGAGTCATCGGCATTCCTGTGAATGCTCAGGTCTTCGCCGGTTTCTGCGAACCTAAGTTCCTCCGCGAACTCCCTGTGGAGAACATCGAATAGCTCAGTTGGCGACGCTTGAGCATCATCGACACCACCATGACGGCTTATGTCTATTCCGGCACTGCCGAAGTCATCGTGCAGCGCCGGGCTCTCCGCATCCCATACAAAGAGGTTCCCTTCTTCATCAACAGCATGGCGAACTTGTTTGACCTCACGGCCACCCCATCGAGCAAGCTCCTGCCTGGTCGGGTTCATAAGCACCTCAACCGTTACCTTCTCTCTGCCGCCCTCTCTGAGTGGGAAGTCAAACTCAACTTGGTTGACCCCATCTTTCATGGGGAGCATATTGTTCTTCGCACCGTTCACTGATTGACGGCTTTCCCGAATGGTTTTTATCAGTCGAACCGTAGCATCGAGACCTTCAAGGCTGCTCGCTTCTCCGATCTGGTATTTCTCAGACCACTTGGCATCAAATTCGGCAAGGTTCTTTTCGACTTTTGTAATGCGTCTTGCGATGTTGACCTGTGTAGCGAACACGCCGAGCTTCTTGCCCTCATCAGCGATTGATTTCAGTACCGGGATGTAGAGCGCCGCGGCCTTTGCAACCTCTGGAACGTCATGCTTGCCACCATTGGCGATCGCCATAGTGATCTGACGATCAAACTCCCTGATCGTGAGCTTGCCTTCAGGCGTCTCGGTAGGCGCGTCCTTGCCGCTCCACTCATCAAGCTTTCCGTTGACTCGTTGCTGCTGGTCGATAAAGAAATACTTGACCTGTCCGGATGATTCGCCGTGGCCTGTGTAAACGCGGTAGATCCGTTGCGCTTCGCGAGTAGCACCGAGCCACCTGCCGGTGTATTCAATGACCAAATTCTCAACACTGTCGCCTGTGTTGTGGCCGAGCTTGTTGCCCTTGTTGTTCAGGCCGGGAGTCGACGCCATTCGCAATGCGAACATCTGATACTTCACGCCAAGTTCAGGCGCGAGATCGCGGAACGGGGTTTTCATCAGCGTCCACCACGGGAACTGATCGAGCTTGCCAAGAATGGTGTTGTACCCGGTAGGCAACAGATCCCAATCCTTGATTGTTTGCTGATCGAGCATCTGCACAGCTTTGATGTTTATGTCCTGTGCATTCCTGGTCGCGATTATCGCATCGCGCTTCAGTTGCGCCCGTTGCTCAACGAGCTGCCTGAGAGCAGCCTTCGCTTTAGTCTTCGCACCGCCAGCGGTAGGCGCGTCTTTCCACTTGGCCGTCATTACCTCGATTGCGTCATCGAGGATCTTGACTTCAATGTTAGCTCTGTCGGCCTGACCGTTCAGGTCATCAATAGCGTCCCGCGCTTCTTTCGGGATGAACTTCTTATCAGGATCAATGAGACGATCAATTACAAACAGCGGCTCGCCGTCGGTAGAGACTCGAGTCCCATCAGGATCAGTTTTGAAGTTCGGGTTTTCCTTGAAGTTGAAACCCTGATCTTCTAAGCCCTTAAACATTTGCAACGCCATTTTTGACACGCTGCCGTGAGCCGTCACTATCAGGCCGTTATTCTCCGCGTACTTGAGAGCTTCACGCATCGCAAAGGAACCGAGTCCCTGCCGGCGTAACTCGACTGGAACCTCAATACCGATTTGCAGCTCGTCGCCAACGTGCCACGCGGTAACGAGCTCGGCGCCGTCTTTGTGCCGAACGGTAATCAGTTTGCGATCTGGGAAACTATCGTCTATGTGAACGCTTACATCTTCAGGATCAACCTGCTTCCATGCAGGGTCGCCGTAACTGGCGGCCGACTTGAGTGCGGCGGTTACTCGAGCGAACAGGTTCTTCGGAGATCCGCCAGCAGAGTGAGGAACGCCAGCGAACATCGAGGTTGTACCAGCCGGAGGAATCAGCTTATTGAGTGCGACATCGAGACGCATCGTGTTCTTTGGAATCGTGCCGACAGCACCGCCAATCAACCCCATGAACACTGAGCCAGCAAGGATCGCTGCCCCGGTTTCTTCCGGCGTAGAGGTTGGATCTATGGCGTGACGAATCGCCTCAGTAGTGCCGACGATAGGAACGCCGACTTTCAATGATCTTCTGGCACCTTCAGCGAACCCTTTACCCAATGCGAAAGGGACGGGTATCAGGTTGACAGGATCGAGCAGGCCGGTGAACAAACGAGTGCCACCCCAATCCTCGAGCTGAGTGCGAAGATCAAGATTGTTCTCGACCATCTGCTTGATCATCGCGGTTTCTTCGGGCGAGGTAGATTCAGAGAACTCATCGAAAAAAGACTCGAAGCCTTTTAGCTCATCGCCAAGATACGGGTTATAGCCGGGAACGAGTCGCCTGTCCGCTGGAGTTAGAGGCACGCCAAACGCATTCGCCGTTGCCGCAAACATGACGGCCTGGCCGATCGATGTGTCCAGCATATAAGCGTTGCGAACAGATCCGAGCCAGCTACCTTCACGCGGAGCGTGCTTACTAAAACTCGGAGGTGCAAGCCCAGTGATGTCTTGTATCTTGTTGGCCATTACGGTGAGATCGGAATCCCTTTGGCCGCGGCCCTCTCTATCTGAGTAAGCGCCGATGTATCAGCTCGTCGTTTTGCAATGACCTTGTTATATTCGTTTCTTGCTTTATTGAGATTGAACGGAAGTGGCCGGCCATCAAACAGACCATCCATAGTGAGAATTTCTGTTCGTTGCCCATCGTCGGCGACAAGTACGATCCGCCAGGTTCGAGTGAATACGCCAGCGTTGCTCTGAGCAGCAGAGAGAGCTGAATCATATACAAGCCCTGCATTCACTCCGGCGATAAAGGTTTCATCCATGCCGCGCGCTTCGGCAGCAGCATCCAAAACGGATTGAAAATCTTTCCACACAAACTCCATCAGCTCTGTATTTCGGCTGCCCCTGCGAACTCCCTCTGTGTGAACCGCAAAGTTCTCAGGAGGTCGAGAAGCAATTCCCCATACTGGTTTAAGATCAAACCACGTCTTCGGCTTCCACCAAACGGTGTCGTTGTAATTGGTGTATCGATTAGCGTCGTATCCAATCTTCGTAGTGCCGTAGTCGTTTTCATTCATTACCTCTTTCACCACTTGGGCGATGAACGGCATGAACTCTGACGGGTTTTTCTCGTTGATGTCGCCAGCGTGATCCTGCAACTTGAGCTCTACCTGTCGCATAATCTCAAGCGGCAAAGAAGGAATGTTGTCTCCAAACATATTCCAATCAAATTCCGGTGCAGCTATGCGGCCCTGTTGCGTCCAAAGTGAGCGCCAGTTTGCTTCAAGTGAGTTTTCGATGATCGTCCTGGCGGCATTCATGAACGCTGTTTTCGACTCTCCATCTCTTTTCATCCAATCTTGGTAGGGCGAATAAGAGGGATCGCTGAATCTCTCCATTTTCTCTTGCAGATCCCCAACCTGTATGCGGCCACTGTTGTTGAATACTGAATTGAGCATACGACCGAGATCCCCACCAATGGCAGAGTCATCCATGATGTTGCGCCTGAATGTCGGCTGATCCCAAAACAAGCGGGCAAGCCTCAACGTCGAATCAAGCGTGTCCTGATTCATACCCTCTGGATTCATCAGCCGTCCGATGATCGTATCTCTCAGCTCGTCCGGCCAGATACCAATACGCGCCATGCGCTGCGGAACGACACTCTCAAGCCTTTGCCACTCAGGGCTGTCTGGATTGTCAATCACATCGGCGTAATACTCGCGCGTCATCTCCTTGCCGGTCAGCGCCGTATAGAACGGATTGACCTGCTGTGCAGCTCCCTTGTTCTGCTCTCTGTATCCGCCCGGGATGTTGCCGATTTTCTGAACAGCCGCCTGCCAATGATCGTTGAGTTGTTCTTCCGTAAAATCGGATCGCGGAACGCCGTTACGCAATCTCTCTTGTTCTTCATTCATCTGAGCGTGCCATTCAATCCAACCTGGAATGAATGCTTTCTCGAATGCCGTCGGTGCACCAGAGCCGCGAGAAACTTGATCCGTCATAAGCTGGCGAATCTTTTCCCTGAGAGTGTCGTCATACCCCTTCGTCACAACATTGATATGAGCCCTATTGAACTCGCGCTCAAGTCTTTTCATATCAATAGGCGTTCCGGTCGTCAGCGACTTCATCGCGTGTGGTGAATACCAATTGAAAAAGTCCTCCCAATCTCGCTGGACTCTCACATCCAAAGTGTTCGTGAATGAACCCTCTTGGTCATTGAGAATGCCAGTTGCAAAATCAGCGATAGCAATTCGTTCGGCTTGGTTAATTGGCATTTCATCTAATGGGATATGAACGACCTCGCCAAGCTCGTTCACCATCGGGAAATCGCCTTCGCCCCGAGCAAAGCTTTGTAACGCTTCCCTCATATCGGAGTAAGCAACATGATCGTTCTGCGGAATACTGGTAATCAGCTTGCTAATGGTGGCGACTGCAAACAGACGATCAGTTGCATCGACCATGAGTTGCTTTTCATCATCAAGCCAGTAATTGAACTCATCGCCCTGCTCGATAGCTGCTCGAACTTTGAGTTGGGCGGCACCGACAGTAACCTGATCAGCACCTCCAGCAATGTAGGCGGATACTTCGTCTTGGAGACCGTCAATAGTCTGAAGCTGTAAGCCTCTTGCCTCAGAGTGATCGCGCTCGGCTCTTACACGAATGATGTGATTGAAATGCTCAACCATCTTCACCTGTGCCGTGTTGTTGACATCAGCCTTCAGGTAATCAGGTGCAAGCTCAGTGACCTTTGCAACGTAGCCTTCTGCAAGGGCTCGAAATTTATCAGGTTCAAACGGGTTGTCGGCAGCTATCTTGTTAATGTTCTCAGATACGTCAATCGACAACTGTTGCAGATAACGCTGGCCGACCATCTGAGTGTATTTGCGGTCGTAGATGCTTGGCGCGAGCAGGCCGTTCTCACCAATCGGCACAGTCGGCGCCATGAGGTTGCCGTCACCGTCACGCTCGAAGTTAAGCGCATTGGCAGCAACGATTGCTTCCTGCGTTCGCGTGTCGGCCAGCTTCGCAAATTCACGATCAGCAAAGCTCGCAGCAGTTTTGACCAAAGCAGGGCCAAAGCTTTGCGATGTCGGTAGCCTGACCTGCGCTGTGCGTATTCCGATTTTTCTGGTTTCTCTAGCCACTTGGATTCCCGAATACAGTCAGTGTTTTAGGTTGGGTCGGAATAGGCGAGTGCGGCAACCCTTGTGCGCTCACGCTGGTTGTCGTTGTCTTCGTCAGTTGCGCTCGCGCATTCAAGCCGCCAGCGACAATGGCAGCAACCTCAAAGATTCCTGCGGTAGCCACTGCCCTGCTGTTGGCTTTTAGAATTGCAATCTGTGCAGAGACGCCAGCTCGGGCAGAAAACTTATTGAATCGAATGTTTGCAGTATCTTCAAAGCCCATCTGGAAATTGAAAGCACGCGCGGCAATCAGTGACGGGGAAGCCCACGCCTCGATGCCGCTGTTAGCAACAAGCATTTGTTCGTTAGCCAGGCGTAACTGAATCAGTCTTGCATTCTCATCATCAAGCGCCTTCAGCTCGAGCGCGCGTAACTCTTGCTCAAGGATCTGTTCACGACGTTTGTTCGCCTCGATCTGGTCAAGAGTAGTAACAACGGCTCCCGCCGCCATTGCCGCCATTGCTATATAGAAAGTTGCACCACCGTCAGCCATTAGTATTCCACCTCTGCCGCAAGAGCAAGCGCCTCACATGGCACTGGTATGTCGTTCACGATTGTCAGCGTTGGCCGTTCGTCGTAGCCAAACAGATAGAATTTCTGCAACCCGGTAATCGGTTCAGGTTTCACGCCCAAGTCATTTTGTGCGAGGAAGGTTGTTATCCGGTTGCCTTCGAGCTGAATTGCCGCCGTTGATGCAACGTAAACATCAGCCGAGATAATCCGTTTTGGAACCCCACCCGTTACGCCTCCCTGATCCTTAATTTCAATCGGCATGATCTCAAGCGTCGATGTGAAGCCCAAGCCGATCGTGATGTTATCCCTACTGATCGGATCAAGGTTAATCGTATCAGCGATATAAGTGAACTCACCGAGATAGTAATCAGGGTCGTGGGCCGACTGGTCAACACTGGTTCCGACCTGAACAACCTCGTTGGTCAAGTGCGGAGCATCGCTAGTCCATATCTGTTTCGATGCGTCAGTTGCCTGAACCGCAGAATCGAGAGTGACATCGAGTTCAAAGCGTTCGAGGAATCTGCCGGTCGCCCTCTCGACCAATGCGTACAGCTTGTCCTCGATCACTGTCAGAGATAAGTAGTTGCCCTGGGTTTGCCAAATTCCCCATGATCTTATTTGTTCTTGGCGAGATGCGTGATACCAAGTTATGTCTCCGTCACTCTTGACGAAGAATGCAATCTGCTCTGGCCGATCATAGCCACCGTACAAAATTTCGACTTCGGTAACGCCAGTGACAAATTCTTCAGCGATGAGCGAGATAGGTTCAGATGCGTAGCCGGCTATACCGGATACCCAAATGAACTCACGAACCGCATTTCCCTGCGCTTGCACAAATATCGTAGATTCATCGAACAGTTTTGGCTCGATTAGGCTTTTGGTTCCGTAGCGAGTTTGCTTAATAAGGTTGAATGTTTCTGGCTGTAACGGCTCATTTTCACTCTGCGGAGCGTAGAACTCGCCGGCATCACTAAATACCTGTAGATGAGGACCACTAACAATGTCGTTGATCTTGTTTACTTGTTTGTCAGAGATCACCACTTGAATTGAATCGGCAGGGAACGCATCTCCTACATCGTAGTTAAAAAACGCAGCAACCCTCGACCCGAAGATATGGGCTGGAAGTGAGGAACTACCTGCAAGCCAAAGGCGCTGCGAGTGGAACTCGATAACGGAAGGGTAACCATGCGTCGGAGTGAAAGCTTCCTCATCCCAATCTCTACTCAGCACCGGATTCACGTTCGAGTTTGCTGTTATCGTTGCGACATTTCCGCTGGTAAGCCCCTCAACTTGTTCACTCGATAGGGGTGGGAAAAGACCGCCGATCATTCCGATAGTAATTTCGTTGGTCGATTTATCGATGACCTGGCCTTTCACGCCAGAGTCACGACCTACAATTATTTCATCAATCTCAAAATCACTCGCAGCATCGTTTGCTTCAAACTGAAGCACCGCACCCGGATCTAAGTCCTCGAGGATCGTGCCGGTCGCAGTGAACGATGGAGGAGCTGCAACAGAATCAATGAAAATCTGCTTGCCGCGATAGCGGATTGCACGACCCACATGACGAGCTTCAAATATTTGCTCATTGGATGTAATGGTAACGCTGTCGCCATCATCCTTACCGTTGACTTCGATCGCATTGGCAAGCGACTCAAACTTAACGAAAGGCATAGCCTTCGGATAATCATTATTAAGTCCAACGCCCTCGAAGTCGTATGCTTCCTGAACGAAGGACGATGCACCAGTGCGGCGAATCATTACCGTGTTCCAAAGCTCATGCGCGAGGAACATGACATCAGCCGTCTGCGTTATCGACATCGTTTTGATAATCACGTCGGTCCACGCAATGCCAGTAATCTGAACCGTATCGATGAGGGTGCCGGTTACTTCGTCATAGATATTGATCTGATCGTCAGCGGTATCGACACCACTCCAGCAGAACGCGAATAGGTAAGTCTGAGTCTCCGAGAATATGAAAGCCTCGATGCGGACTGCAAACTCATGTTCGGCAAGGAAGATCGAACCCGGTCGACGGCGCATACCACCAGTGACCTTCGGCCACCAGTTAGTGAGCTCTCTGCAACCGTTCTCGTACTGAGCCAGGTCGACGCGACCAAGCATCGACTCGGACAACAACCCACCTGAAAAGTTGGTTTGGAAATTGCGGAAGAAAGGCATTACCGCTGCCGCCAGAATCTATCGAGACTCCCTGACCTATTCCGAACGATCTTACGGAGGTTGACCTTCTGGTTAGTCTGAGCCTGAGCGTCTTCGGTCCTTGCTCTGCGGTAGTGCTCATCAGCCAGATTCTTTAGTGAACCTGCAACACCTTCCCTGCGAGCAATAGAGAATGAAAGCATCGTCGCCAGCCGGTACACGACAAGCAAACGGAAGTAAGGATTCCAAAGGGATTCATCAGCGCGGTAGCGATACTTCAAAAATACGACATCGTTTTCCGTGTCCATCGTGTGAACCTGATCTTGAAAACGATCGTAGTCGATTACTCGACTTCGGTTCGACGCGGCCGAACCACCGTCATTGACCAGAAGCGTATCAACAGACAGCACATCATTCGGGATCTGGTACGCGATGTTGTACCGAGTATCAGGAGGATCGGCGAGAATGTTCGGAGACAGGTCAAAAGTCTTGGTAGCGAAGCGCCACTTGTAAACCGAAATCTCGGCCAAGACGATCAGCTCGTACCATTCGTTGCAAAAAATTGCCTCGGCAGTTCCCTGGGTGAAACTTGTTATGGGATTGACGCCTGCGGCGAGACACGCCTTGTTTGAGTTTTCTAAACGATCCGCTTCAGCCATATGCAAATAGGGCCGAGGCTAGACTAGCTAACCCCGGCCCGACTCCTTTGCTTACTGGTTCTAAGTTCCGTTCAGGACAGTAACCGGCGTAGCTTTGGAAACGCTAGTGACGGTTGCCATGTCGATCGTTGGAACATTCGTATCAGCAATGAAGATAATGTCGCCGTTATTAAGCAGCGGTGCGTGTGGATCGAAATACGCACTGGTGATAATGGTCGCGAGATTGTCCACGGCTGACTTGTAGACCCAGACAGTGATTGTGCCGATCTGAAGACGATTCATTTGAGTCGCATCAAACGCACAAGGAAGGAACCGGAGAGCAAATTTGAGTAGTGTTTTCAATTTAGGTCTCCGTTGAAAGGACGCGATACCCACCGAGGTCGTCGATGAGGCAAGCGTTCATAGACATGGAGCCAACCGCGAGGTGCGACTGTTCCTTGCCCTGCCAGGTGATGTCCATT